GTCCTCCTTCTGAAGACGCTTCGCATGACCTTCAGCCTCAGCGCGAGTGTTGAAGCACCCCCTAATCTTTGCACCAAGTTGTTCATTTTTTTGGGGGCATTCAGGTCCAACGAAGGACATGCATGCGTACAGTTGACCAGGGACAGTGGTATAATCTTGCTCGAGGGAAGTCATTATATATATAGTAGACTGAAAAACTTTAAGCCATTCATCACTTAAGTTGCTTAAACTTTATCATCAATATAAAAATATGGAAGAGATCCGAAAGGCTCATAACACCTTCAAGAAGGAACTAATCCAATTAGTGACTCGAGAAGGTGACCTCATCTTGGATGTTGGATGTGGATGTGGAGGTGATCTTCAAAAATGGAGACATGCCGGAGCGAACATCAACATGTGTGATCCAGATGAAACATCTCTTCAAGAAGCTCGGACCAGAGCAAAGAATTTAAAAATTCGTGTAAACTTTTATCATGGAGATATTTTTAATTGTCCAAATAGAAAATTTGATTTGATTTGTTTTAATTTTTCTCTTCATTATATTTTTGAATTTGAAAAAAAGTTTTTTGAATCTATTCGTGAAATAAAAAAAAGAATGAAACCTGGTGGAAAACTTTTTGGTATCATTCCAGATTCTGAAAAAATAATTATGAAGACACCCTTACAAGATGATTTGGGAAACTTTTTCAAATTGAAAGAACATGGTAATGGTGGGTTTGGTGAAAAACTTTTTGTCAATCTTGTTGACACACCATACTATTCAGATGGACCGAAGTCTGAACCAGTTGCCTACAAAGATCATCTCATCATGGGGTTGGAGTCATGTGGTTTCACTTTGACACTTTGGGAAAACTTGTCAGGAAGTAATATTTCAGAGCTCTACAGTAAATTTATATTTACATATAGAAAATGATAGTCGTCATAGTGTTGTTGATCATTAATATATTTATTTTTATGTCAACCGTTGAACCTGAAAAATTGCGGATCGTCAAGGAACGTTACGAAATTCTCAGAAATAATCTTGAAGGGACTGAATTTCAAAAACTTACACGATGCATCCCAATAACCGCTCATCATACTCTCCGAGGAACCGTTGGATACAATCTCAATAAAGGGGGAGAGATTGGTTTGTGTCTCGATGGTGAAGTGAATGAAATTTTCCATGTATTGATTCATGAACTCGCACACTGTATGGTTCAAGAGTACGATCATTCAACAGACTATTGGGGTAGGTATGTCAAACTCAGAGACATCTGCGTTCGACTTAACATCTACGAACCCATTCCCAACGAGACACCATTCTGTGGTATGCACATCCAGGATAAATAATCTGTGTATACATCAAATGAAAACACCTGTTGTGACAGTTGCCACGGCAATTCTCATGTGGGTTATTGTCGTTGCTTTACCAATGGTACCTATGTACACGAGGAATTACTGGGCAAATGTCACATTGATGACGATCGTCATCCCCAACGCACTCCGTCTCATCGTGGGTCAGGTCCCACAATTGGCTGTGGATAAGGGTTTCTTCTTTTCGTCAACCATCATCGCGTTCATTCTCGTAGAAGGTTTGACCCGAGTGGTCAAGACGTTGAAGGGACAAATCAAGGATTATGGCAAGGATAGAAAAAAGAGTTTGGAAGTGAGTCTCTTATTTCTAGCCGCGTTCATTGTTGGTGCGGTATTGACATATATGTTAGGTGTCGATAAGTCTATCTACAGTAACATGGGTTGGGAACAAGTCCCTTAAGCCCTCAGTACGTAGGACTGACTGATATGGAAAAGAACAGCAGCGATGAGACCGGTAGCACCGAGCCCAACAAGGCTACGACGCCCGGCATCGTTGAGAAATTGAGGAACCATAGACGCAAGCTTCTCTTGCACGGGTGTGCTAATCGCCGCAGCCGTACAAGCAGAAACGAGGAGAGCCTGCATTTGTTGATCAGTCAGGTTAAAAGGATTCTTAGACTGGGGAGCCTTGACGGGTTCTGCCATAACAGATTGTTGGGAGGGAGCCATCATTTGCATTTGAGCAGGCATCTGCATCTGCATTTGAGTAGGCATCATCTGTTGTTCGTTGGGTTCGGGATGCCCCATGAGTTCTGAAATAGGTGTAGAGTCCATGGTAACTTTATTTTCACTGACATTTTTTTCCTCAGCATTCTGCGAAACAAAAGACGTGGTAGGATTCAGCGACACCATACCATTGTCGGCATTGTCGGATAAATTCATAGTACGGATGTCCGTCATTTAATACAGTCTTATGTTTTTTACAAAATAGAAACACGCACCCTGGTTATTTTTTCTTCGTGATTGTCAATGCTGTCTTTTTATCAGCCTTTTTAGCATCACCCTCGTGCTGTGACATATATTTAGGATTGTACATCTTACGATGTGCTGCCCATAAATCGGATCCACCAACTTTGAAATTTTTACGAATAGTTGCTTTGTACCAAAATACACAATCCTGAATTTTGTTAGATTTTACCGTATTATCTAACACAAGACACTCATAGTTTTCAGTACACGCATCCATGACTTTGCAGAACATATCGAAGGATGGAAAGATACCGAAGAATGATTTGTATAACTTTTCACGATTCTGAATAATATTTTCACGAAGAATGAATACGTAATCAACATTTGCCCTGAGTGCTGGAGGAAGATCCATGACGTATTGCATCGTCAACATGAAAAAGATTTTCCAGTGACGACCATTCATGAAACACTGTCGAATACATGTATCCTTTAAAAATTTAGAATCGTACATACAATCATCCAATAACATGAAGGCTCCACAATTTGTTTTACCTGAACCCACCAATTTACGCTGTCGAGCCATAACACGTTCGATCGCATCCCTATCATAATCACCATACACGAATAGATCAGGAATGAACTCAGAGTAAAAATGATTTCCTTCTTCAGTCCCACTGAGTACGATTCCCGCCGGGAGATGTTTCTTATGGTACATGATATCCTTTACCAGTGTCGATTTCCCTGTATTACGCTTTCCGATAAATACGATTACCTTATCATCCGCAATTGATTCAGGTTTGAATTTCCTCAACTGAAGATTCATTCTACTGTAGTGTCCCGTTTTATTTCATAAAATTTTACTCATAGATAGTAGATATGTCTGGAGCCGTGAAACTCACAGTGACAGGTGTTCAGGATAAATGGCTCACAGGTGAGCCAGATTATTCCTATTTCCTATCGACATTCAAAAAGCATACAAGGTTTGCCCTGGAACAAATCGAAACACCATTCGATGGAGAGATAGACTTTGGTAATGAACTTCGATGTATCATCCCACGTGATAAAGGTGATCTCATCAAGGGTATGACGGTAAAATTTCTTTTAACAGCACCCGGTGGTGGGTTAACGTATGTCCCTTCCCTATGCACCAGATTGATTGACACCGCCGACTTGTTTATAGGAGGTCAGTTGATTCAGCGTGTGACTGGTGAGTATATGTATATGCAACAACAACTTCATAATACAATCGATGATGCTGAACAGACTTTGTATTTCTTAAATGGTCATGGAAGTCAGGTACTCGATTTTACGGGTGACTATACATTCTTCATCGATATTCCCTTTTATTTCAACAGAGTACCACCGTTATCGATCCCAACGACGGCAATTTCGAAGCAGTTGGTAGAAGTAGTCATTAAACTTAACCCCCTGGCAAATATCATTAATGGTGTCATACCCGAGGCTGGTGTCCAGGCAGGCATTAAGAATATGTCATTGGATACGGAATTTGTTTTTGTCAGTGACGAAGAACGATTTTATTTACAGTCGATGCCTCTCGAATATCTCATCACACAGGTTCAACTCTCACAGGTTCTTTTCAGATCAGGTGAAACAAAGAAGACATTCATGATCAACTTCAAACACCCCGTACGAGAGTTATTTTTTATAGGGAAGAATGGTGAAGAACATGTGAAAATTGAACACGTGCAATTAGACTTTAACGATATGAATGTGATTGACGCAGATCATTTATTCATGACGTACGAACAACCACTTTTACATCATGTGAATAGCCCAGAAGATGGGTATCCCTTCGGCGTGTACAGTTTCGCAGATCGTTCTGATTTACATAACCCATCGGGTCATGTGAATATGAGTCGTATATTTCATAAACGCATGACTATACAGATTGAACCAAAAGATGTGGATGTGACTGTTAAAGTATATGCCATGAATTACAACATCCTCCATGTCGAGAGCGGTCTTGTGGGTTTAAAATTTTAAAGGTGTATATTAGTAATGGCTGGTCGGATACAGCTTACAACGAAGGGTGTCCAGGACATATACTTTACGGAAGAGCCGGACTATTCACACTTTGTACAGTTATTCAAAAAACATACAAACTACACCACGCAATTCATGAAGTTGGATGTCGATGGTGATCCAGAATTTGGAAAGACTGTTCGTCTCACCATCCCCAAAGATCAAGGGGACCTGATCAAGACGATTAGCTTGGATGTCGAACTCAATCCAATATCCGAAGCTGATGTTACGCGTACCGGATACATCGAATCAATTGGTCATGCAATGATTGAATATATTGATATGTATATCGGTGATGAAAAGATACAACATATACCCAGTGACTATTTACAAATATATTCGGAACAGAATTATACACAGACGAAACAGAAAGCACTCGAAAAACTGATCGGTAAGTACCCGAACAGAACTTCCGATGTTCCGGTAGCGAGTGGTGTCATCTTGGGTCATCTCGGTCCTGCGACGACATCCCGAAAACTTTTCATTGACATCCCTTTTTATTTCTATATGAAACCTGAACTCGCAGTACCACTCTGTGCCATGTGTTACCAAGAAGTTACCATTGAGATTAAGTTTAGGGAACTTGATGATTGTGTAGTCAAAACCGATCCACCGGTGGACACGACTCTACAAACGACCACATTGGATTATGAAGTTGAATCCAATGTGGTCCTCGTTTCTAATATAATGACTGTATCAAATGATGGTCTATCATTTGCATCAAATGTAAATAACCAAATCGAAATCACAGGAAAAACAACATTTGTCGGTGATGGAATAGTGTCACCAGCCATGAATGTCATTGTGAATAGTAGTGGTATTTACCGATATGAAAATAGTGTTTGGATAATTAAATCAACGGACTCCGTGAGTGGTGACGTTCGGTTCTCGGATGATGGGAACGTCATCGCCCAACTTGGATATGGACTATGGGAATGGAACTCGGGGTACGTTTTCACAAGTCAAGCTAATTTACAGAGTAGAGCTAATTTGATAGGTACAGCTGATTTGACATCGATATCTCGTGATGGAACTGTGTATAGTATGAGAACAGTGGGTACAGTAAATGATAGTTTTTTTGTTTACAATCGAACAACAAATGTCCAAATCGGAGACACCATCGTATTTACAAAGTCTACCATACCATCGAAAGTTCATTTTTCTTTTGATGGCACCATCATGATGATTGTACTTGGTGATACTAAATTAATCAATGTATATAATTTAATAAATAATGAATGGATTCCGTATGGACAAGTGTTGGAAGTTTTTGATTTGGGAGATATAATTTTATCTGGGTCGGGAAAAGCTTTTTTCATATACAATATCGGTGAAAACTACAATGAAACACAATTTGGTGTAGGTGTATTATACATTTATGATGAATTTACATCACAATGGGTTGAAGTGTATAGATATCGAGGTAGTGACGGGAGTTATGTGAATATGAATGATCTTTATACAATAATCACAGTAAAAAGAGCACCCGACAAAACAGATTACATTAAAATTCGAAACATTACCCGTACAGTAGAAAATTACGATAACATTGTTGTGAAATCTATTGAAAACACTGTGAATACCGGAAGTAATGTATATGGTGTGGGCTACCAAGCACTCACTACATCTATAATAGATTCAATTTTATTTAATACTAATACATCGTACACAGTTAATCGGCTACAGACATTAATTATTCTAAATATATTATCTGTGCGTTTATCTGATAATAGTCTTGTATTACTATCACAAACACAATTTAGTGTTTCAGTTTTTAAAAGAAGTCGTGATATTAGTAGTTTTAGTCTTAGACCATTTATTGATGGTTCAGATTTAGACTTTGATGGTGACACGTTTATAAAAATGCAGATTTCTACAACGGGAAAATACTTTGCGGTTGTAACACAATCAGGGTCCAATTATAACACCAGGGTTTATAACATCATTAGTGATGGTGAATTCGTAGAAATAACTCGATCGGGGTCGGCTCCATTTGATGTTTCAACAGACGAAACTAATATACTATTCAGTGATGATGAAACAACAATTTCTATATACGATACAACTGTCCGAACATATTCATTAACCACACCAGCTGATGCACCTATAATATTATCGGAAGTAAGTTTCCCCTTCCCAATATTTACTGTATCCAAGGATCTTAATATATTTGTAAAATATCACACAGGTACTGGAATTATAAAGATATATAATGCTGACGGGACACAAAGTGGTTTAAAACTAAACCAATTGGGTGTCGTCAGGGCCATGACAATATCAAAAAATGGTAGTATCATTGCTGTAGTTACCGACACATATACATATGTTTACTCATTTGATGGTAATGGGTGGACCTTAAAATCTTCTTTGTACGTAAATATAACAGATTTCAATACGATATATGACTTCAAAATGACGGATGATGGCAATAATCTCGCATATATAGACAAGGACATATTTGCAAATAAGTCGAACATACGAATTTATGCATATAACGGCGTTGATTGGGATAGAATAGTAAGAGAGACAGATCTCATTATGAACGGTTCGGGTTTGATTGCTGATGTCAGTGATAATATGAATTATTATACATATGTGGGGAGTAGCCCACAAAATAGATTTGTTACAATCAAAAAAATAGCTACACAGAAAGAAACCATCATCGTAAACGTCAATCAAACGTTTTCATCTCTACACCCTAATCAGATAAAGAATTGTAAAATCTGCCTAGAGATGGCATTCCTCGATGACTATGAACGAACATTTATTAAAAAACATAACAAAGACTATGTGATTACACAAATACAACAAG